TTCTACTTTCTTCTGTTGAAAATAAATCATCGACTGATGCCAGCTTTATGTTTTTGGCGGAGCTTTTCAATTTTCAACACCTCCTTGGTTAAATTTCGGTAACCCTCGGCAACCTTGCCCTTCGGGTCATGAGAAAAAATACTTTTCCCTTCTGCACTGGTTTCTGCTGCCCTTACAGAATGGGGAATTTCAGTCGAGAATATCTTAATACTTCCCCCATAAGTTTCTCTTAGTAGGGAACTAATGTCCTTTGCAAAATTAGTACGGCTATCTATCATAGTTAGCAAAATACCGTCAATTTTTAGTTTAGGATTTATCTGCCTGCGTACCTTGCCAATGGTCTGTAAAAGCTGTTCTAATCCCTTTGCAGGCAAGTACTGGGCTTGCACAGGAATTATCACGCTATTAGATGCAGCAAGGGCATTAATCGTTAGCATACCTAAAGAGGGCATACAATCCAAAAGTATAAAATCATATTGTTTCTTCACCGTGTCAAGATACTGTTTGAGTATGGTTTCTCGGCTCATAGCATTTACAAGGGATACTTCCATACCTGATAGTTCAATATTGGCAGGGAGTAAATCTACGCCCTCATGGTGTTGTAAAATACCCTCTTTAGGTTCAATAACTGTGTCTGTTATAACCTTTCCCATCACTGTTGCAATAGTAGTTGGGAGTTTATCAGGCTGTGGGTGTCCTAAGCTGATAGACAGGCTACCTTGTGGATCTGCATCTACAAGCAAGACTTTTTTACCTTCCATCGCCAAACCTACACCTAAGTTAGCACAGGTAGTTGTTTTGCCTACACCACCTTTTTGGTTGGTGATGGCAATTATTTTTGCATTCAATTCTGTTCCTCCTTTCGATTTTTGGGTACAAAAAAACCGCTTACTTTTCAATAAACGGTTTATGTAATAATATTATGTTTGTTAAATCGGTATTGTAACTTCCACAGCTGTAGTATTTGAAATCTCAGTAACTATTGATGTATATAAATCGGTATTTGTTTCTGGGGTTTCGATTGAAACCACAAGGGAATATCTAACCTTTTCATTATATTTTCCGAGATGTCCTCTTTCACGCCACCAGCCAACAACTGGATAAACTGCAACGTGATTTGCATCGCACAGATTAATAGCTAAGTCATCACAGAAATCTGAATGTATTGAGCCTGTATCCCGATTCCCAACACCTAAATACCAATCTCGACTATTCCCATCTCCGCTATCTTTTTTATCGTCACCCCGCATCTTTATATTGACACGTTTATTAAAATCATCGAGAGTCTCATTAGAATTAATAACATCAAATCTCAGTCCACAAGATGGGTATCTATATTTATCTTTCCACCCTACTTCTCCAGGCCCAGGTTCAATAAAATAAGATAGCGTAACCCTTATGGTTGCTTCTGTCTCCCCTAAAGACTGCAATACACTTTTTGGCCATGGTAACTCATGTAAGTGCATTTCGTTCATTTTATTCTTTGTAAAAGGCTGAAGTTCACCTTGAATAACTAAGTTTACTGAATTATTAGCACACTGAATTGCTTTATCTAAGTTAGGAATACCATAACCACAGGAACGTAATAATTGCTTTCTACCTTTTGTTTTAGAATCTTCTGTACAGAACTGCTTGCGCATAGCTTCAGTCCATCTAGCAGAGTGTACTAGCAACGCACGTACCGTTTCTGGCCATATTCCTGGATATTCTGCATTAATTTGTGCAGCCATCCAAGCTGCTTGTGCAGTAGCAGAGCTTGTACCACAAATGGTAGATAACGGCCGAACTAAATGTCTATTACTTGTAGTTAAAATAGATAAATCTTCACACTCAGTATAGTCCTCACCATTTGTTACCATATTGCCACCATCCAAAAGAATCTCAGGTTTAATTGGCCATTTGTTATTCCATGTAACCGAAGTAGAGCTATATGGAGATAATTGTCCAACGTCTGCAACCGGCTTAAAGTCCTTAAAACTAGGATCTATAATTTGAATATCATTTGATACTGCACCCACAGTAAGTGCATTCCAAGACTGTCCTGGATTTTCAACACCATGAAGAATACTCGAATTGGGGTACTCCGCATTTTCCAGCTCTTTTGGATAAACATTTCCAGCACTAATGAAAAATAATCGTTTCTCACCATTTTCATTTGCACCAGATGTTATGCTATCCACAGCAGCTGACCAAGATGTAGGACTGCCGTCTTCTGTATTATAATCTGGTGAGGTCACGGCCATACATAAAGCTCTATCGACTTTAGGATTTGAAATTTCAGCTAAGGCAACAGCTTGTTCAGTTATTGCTCCATACAACCTTGTAGGATTTTCACCCTTGGGGGGTAAAATTTTCACTGATTCTATTCCATGATTGATATTAATACTATTCTGATCTAGCAACCTGTCTTTCAAATCATTATAAATTGCTACTCCAGCCATTTCAGTTCCATGCCCATTGTGATCAGTAACTCCCCATGTGGCATTCACTGCTTGTAGAGCCTCACCGTCTTTTATAGCAGGAGAAATTAGAGGATGTGAATTGTTTAATCCTGTATCCAATAAACAAACATAAGAATTAGAATCTTTGAACTCTGTTCTATTTAATAATTCCTTAACCCATTCCTGCTGTTCCGCTCCAGATAAATCATTAAAGAACCCTGTTGGCTCTGGAGCTCTTCTAAATTCGGCTATATATTTACAGCAACTAATTAATCCTGATAATTGCGCTCTATCTGCTTTTATTAAACGTACTACCCTCTCTGGGAAAAGCAATTTATTCTCATCAATTTCTATTTCTAACGCATTGCAACATTCCACGACATTAGATAGTGCATCATCAAATGATAACTTGTCATATCTAATCCACACCTCACACCACTGGGCAACTTCATCAGGAATATCATCCTGATTTCCAATCCAAAACGAATCCAACATGGCAATTCGTATATCTTCTATGCTCCGAACTAAATCATTATTCTTTGGAGTTCCTTTTGCTGTAACTTCTGAAGAGTAGGCTTCAATTTTCTTGATAAAATGCGATTCTTTTCCAGCAGGAATATACACAGTAGCTTTAATGGTTTCTGTTTCTTCATCAGTTTTAACATTCAAAAGGCGTATACCTTGAGTCAGATTCTCCAAACTTTTAATTGCTAAATCATGTTTGGTAGCACTGGAAAATTCAAGATACACGCCTTCTTTATATCGTATAGCAGCTGCTTGCTTTTGAGTTTCTGAACGCTCATAGCATTCATTCAATTTTCTCCCAATAAATGCGGCGTGTGACTTGGAGTTGTCTCGTTGTGGGTAGTTTTTTCCTATTGGCATTGAGCGTGAAACATACGGAATAGCTGTATTTGTATCGCTCAAAAATATATTCTTTTTTTCAACCGACATTCATTATGCCTCCTTTCCAGAGTATACGGTTAATCTTTCGTTGACTAAACTTAACAACTTAGACTCTGTTATCTTCTCATCATCTAGTATAGAACCTTTAATGGCATCATCACATACTCTGATTATTTCAGCATGACTTAATACAATAGATTCTTCGATTAGCTTAGCAGATGGAATAAAACTACTTTGATAAACAGAAAGTTTATACCTATATAACTGCTTAACCTCATTTTTAGTTGGCATAGTATAATGTAACACATCATCAAAACGCCTAAATAATGCTTTGTCTAATAATTTTTGATTATTTGTTGCTGCTATAATAATACTTTCAGATGAATCTTCTTCGATAAACTGCAAGAAAGAGTTTAATATTCTACGCATTTCTCCAACTTCATTGTCTAAACTTCTATCAGCACCAATAGCATCAAATTCATCAAAAAAATACACCCCTGTTGAATTTTCTATAGAGTCAAAAATCTGCCTAAGTTTTACACTAGTCTCACCCATAAACTTTGTAACTAACTTATCCATTTGAACAGTGTATAAGGGCAATCCTGTTTCTGAAGCAATAATTGAAGCAGTGAAAGTTTTTCCTGTTCCCGGTTTCCCTTCAATGAGAATTTTGCGGCGATTAATCATTCCATAACTTTTTAGCTTATTTCTGTTCTTATATTCATTTAAAATCCTTATAATCCTATCGTGAATTTCATCTGAAACAATTAAATCTTCTAGTTTACAAGAAGGAATGGACATTGTAAGCATAGGATTGCCTTGTGTCTGATTAAAATGAAGTATATTAGTTTTAACATTTCCTGATTTTTCAGCGAGCTTTTTTAACTCACGAGCAAAGGTTTGATGATTATGTTTTGCCTCATAAGCAGCTATCTGTAATACTACTGTTCTGAATCTTTCATTATCATTATCATTATGAGCTTTAATTAAACTTTTAATTTGATCTGCTGTAGCCACATTAAACACCTCCTTGCACATAAGTATAGATACTATATTATATTATTTATTAGAACAAATGTCAATTAATAAAAGTCCCACATATTTACAATCAAAAGAATGCCCATCTCTGGGCACCCTATAACCTACAATCTATATTTGAACCTTTAATGAGTATTTATATTCTTCATAATGTTCACCAAGTACATACTCAATTACATATTCTTTGGGTATCATATAGGTCGTTCTTATATAAAAGTGTTTGACCCTATTTTCTCTCATGAGCTTTCTGGCGGTACTGTCAGCAATGCCACCCAACATTTCTTTAAATTGTTGAAGTGTCACAACATCGGGATACCCCTTAAAGCGTTCTTGATAATATTGTTTATCCCTCATTTTACGTCAGCTCCTTATAATCATCTTGTCAGTGATAGGTGCTGACTGCATAATCTATTTTTTTTATATCCCGCTTATATGAGATAATGAAAATCCCTCCACATCCCTCGCAATATCCCTCCAACCAGATTTTTTCTTACAAAATCATAAGTTTTTATACATCCTGTAATTGCAAAGAAATATGCTCTTGAGGCTTGAAATTGTCTTATTTCATGCGGGTTTCACAGGTTCTAAGCTCCACCCTGTTCCACTACATTCCAAATGCTTCGGAATGACTCGAAAAACTCAAAATCTACTGGTATCAATACCAGGCTGTTTCTGGTCTCGCCATCAGTATCAGTAAATTCAGCCCTATCGTATATACAATAGGGCTTTTTCATTGCATATATTTTCTCATTACATTTAACTTTTATCTACTGCTCAGGTAGTTGTTTTGCCTACACCACCTTTTGGATTAATGATGACAATTGTTTTTGAATTCAGTTCTGTTCCTCCTTCCAAATTTGGGTACAAAAATAAGTTAGCCATGTAAACTAACTCCTATTGGGATATAAGTACCTATTAAGTTTTATATATATAAAAAAGTTGCTCACTCAATTTAGAGCAAACAACTTTTTGTTTTCATCTTCAATTTTAATCATTAGATAACTTTAAAATGCTTTAACGCATCTTTAATTGCTTCCACTTTTTCGGGTGTTGGATGCTTTTGTTCATGCTTCAATTCTTCTACTGCATTGGGAGCATCATACATTGGCAATCCCAAACTTCTTTTTACTTCTGCTATATAAGCCGTATGCACTTTAAAATCATACTTACTTTCTATATATTCTTGTATCATTTTATAGGTTACTCTTTCACTCGGTCTATAATCTTCAGCTTTTTGAGCTATTTTATCCACTGGGATTTTTCCATCACCCTCACCAAACTCAATGTTTACGTGGATATGACTATCTGCATTTTTGTGGGACAAAGATACAACCGTCTCAACATGCCTTGAGAGTACAATAATGATGTCGTAAGTAGATAGCAGCCCCTTGGCGGAAGGGTATATTTCTGAAAACATTCACCACTAAAGTTGCTTCTGCATCATGCAGTCTCATTTTGGCAATTCAGAATCTTGCATTTTACAAATAAATTCTAATACTTTTCGTATCAAAATTGTAATGAATAAAACCCTCAAAGAATTACTATATTTGAAGGCTTTATCTATTACAATTTGTATTGATGTTCTCATGTTATTACTCAGCCGAAGTACATCATCTAATATACTTCGGCCAATAATAATTAATTAGCTATTTCTTTTAAATTAATATTTTTTCTCTCTAATCCATGCTTTTTGTACTTATATAAAATATAGTTTGCGAATGATTTTTCATGAGTAGATATCAATACCTGAGAGCTTTCAAATTCACACCTCAAAAGTTCAACAAAAGATACAATATTTAAATCATCCATACATTGTACCGGGTCGTCTATAAAAATTGTATTTAAGCCATCCTTAGCAAAAATTTTATTTAATGCAAGGGAAAAACTTAAAAGCACACCTGAAAGTTGTCCCGAACTCATTGTATATAAAACGTCATGTTGTTGTTCTGGAGATGTGAATCTAATAGAATCCACTTCTCCTTTTGATGAATTTTTTGCTTGTCGAATAAAAATACCCTGACCACCTTGATATGATTGCAAAATACGTGCACTATAAATATAAAACGGAATTTCAATTTTTGATATTATTTGTGCCTGATATTTCGAAATACATTTTTTCCAAGCTTTCATATAATTATCTACACCTTTTTGAACTTCTTTAACTAAACGCTCTTTTAATGTCGTAAGATTGGTTATTTTCTCCGTTAATTCATTTTGTAAAATTAAAAACTTGTAATGTAAATATGAAATCTTTTTATCAATATCTTCCTTATTAATTCCCTCTACTTCTTGAATTGAATTAAAATACAAGTCAATAATTTGAGAAAATTTATACACTGTTTTTTCATTTTCATATTCAGCTGGAAGTAAAGTAATTTTATCATTTATATCTTTTTCTATACTTTCAAATATTTCTTTTGCTTTTTCAACTCTATAGTTATAAACCGAAAAATCAAGTCCTATTTTCTTCATTAAAACTTTTACATTCTCGTATTTTTGTAAGCTCTCCTTACTATGTATTTGATCAAATTCAATTAGTAATGATTCCGAGTTATATATTTCTATTTCTTTTTCCAATTTATTTAAGAGTTGCTTTTCATATATATCTTTTAGTACATTTATAATTTCAATACATTCCTTTTCCGAACCATTCACTAATTTTGACAATCGTTCTGATGTTATCTCAATGTTCTTAGCAAAGATGGCTGCTTCTTTCCAGTCAAAGCCGCAATATGGACATTCAGTATTTGATATTTCATCTCCACAATTTTTGACTTCATCTAATAACCGTTGTCTGATTCTTATCATATCAGAGAGTGTTTGCTGGGTGCTTATAGACGATTCTTTATTTTGCCTGTAATCTCTTATTAATTGTGATAAATGCTCAATAGCATTATCTGAATTATCTATCTTCAATAAATTATATAACGTTTCAAAACTTATTTCATAAAATTTACCTTCATCAGCTAATTTCTTTTGGTTTGCAAGAATTTTCATGGTTTGCTGTTTTTCCACAAATTTTTCTAAATCATCGGCTATTTCACTATATAAGCAAAATACTCTTAGGTTCAAAGTTCTTTCCTCTTGCTCGAGGTCTAAAAATTTTTGACATTCTTTATTTTTTAGTTCTTCTTTATATGTTTCTACATTATTAACTAGGGACTTTATTCCTTTCAATTGCTGTAAAGCATTATTTAGAATTTCAACATTACTTATTTCTACTGTTTCTAAATCCCATGAGACATTCTTGGGTAACAATTTTATATATTCTGTTTCTGGTCCTATAGTACCATCTAAATTTTTGGATTGATTTTCAGATAGTATTTTTATTTCATTTTCTAGTAAATCTATAACACTTTTTAAGTTCTTTTTCCCATCATTTATATCTTTTAGCTTTTCTTGTTCAGTTTTAATTTGAAAAAGAGAATCTATTGTCTTTACTCGTTCCTTTTCACTATTCTTAAAAAAATCCAATCTATCTTCTTGTTTTACGTAATACAACATAAAAAATAAATTCTGTGAGGTTTCTCCAAACAATTCTTTTTGATATTTTTCTAAATCTTGCTTAGATATAATACAATTTGGTTTTAATTCTTCAGTTTCAAAATCTTCAAACACATAAGTATTAGTAATCTCTCCTAACTTTTTAGGATTACAATTCACAGCACCCAATTCACTTTCTGCAGATAAAACTTGCTTTGCAATTACAACTTTTCTATTTGTTTTATCTTCATCTTGAATATTAAATTCAGCTTTTATAATTACATCTTTGGAAGAATCATTTGCCAAAAATATTTCATCATATTTTAATGCTCCATTAATTGCATTGTTTTCTGCAATTCGTTTTATCGTCCCAGTAATTAAAAATTCTATAGCATCAAAAATACTTGTTTTTCCATACCCATTTGGCCCATCAAAAACATTTAATCCATTTTCAAAATCTAATGTTATACGTTGAAACAATTTATAATTTTCTAAATATAAACGAGTTAAAGTAATATTTTTCAATTTTATTCAACCTCCTCTGAATCACCGTCCCATATTTTTATAATTTGGTCTGCTAATTGTTCACCAGACATCTGGTTACTAATATTTACAATATCAAGTATCTGATCTAACTTATTCTTTTGCTTATAGCTTTCTTCTTTCAGAAAAAAATCTTCAACTGTTAATATTTTTTCAGTACTATTAAAGCCTATTGAAATTATAGGAAGCTTAACCAATAAATCCGATATCATTTTATATGATTCAGCATTAGCGGAGTTGTCTTTAAATAATTCGAAGTTATTTGAGTTAATCACATATTTCTGAATAAATTCTACAGTATGCTCGCACACATATTCTTTTTTTAATTGTTCAAACTTTTTTGCATCATTATCATGATATGAAAATAGATATTTTTTAAAGTAATATGGATCATCTTCAATTGTAATCGCTTCTTTTGATAGTTTTATAGAATCAACATCTCTATTGACACATACTACTAAGGAAGTGTTTTTTTCCATTTCAGGTTCATATTGTTTGGTACTTTTAAATGCCGTTGCTATATCTGGAAGTATACCTAAAAAATCCATCTCCAACAGCTTTGATTCTAAAATAGGCAAAAGCAAAAACACTTGACTTTGATTTTGACTTGATTTAAAACTTTGTACTTCATTAATTAATTGATTGCTTTCAACAGCAAATGATTCCCCAACAACAAATTTACTTTCACATAATATGGTTTTTATAATTCCTATCATCTACATTCCTCTTTCTTTAATGTAATATGTCCTTGCAGCTCTCCAAATTTTTCATTGACACATCTTTGTAATGATATATATTGTTTTCTTCTTTTTTAAATTCACTTAAAAAGTCTCCTGCATCGTTTAAGATAGAATCCGAGTCTAAATCTTTACTGATTATAACCTCATAATCCATAAACACTTCTGATAATGCACTATTATCAATAATATTCTTACATACTTGTTTTATTGGCTTTCTTGACACACCATTATCACAAATCGTTGTTAGTAAATAGAGTTTTTTATTTTTATCGATATATGATATAGGTATTTTTTCTTCACCATATTTTTGTGCTATCTCTTTAATTCCATTAAAAAAAGGGTTGAAATATCTATTCCGTTCACAATAATCACTAAATCCTAACCTATTTAAATTCGAAGCTATATCTGGATTAGTTACAATTACTAATTCATATATCCCCTCGAAGGACATTGCTAATACTTTTTGTTTGAAATCACTAATTTGACATAGTTCACAGCAAGAAAAATCATTTTCATCTACACAATCTTGATAACATGTATTTATATATTCATCACAATAAATAAGCATCTTTTCTTTAATAGTGTATAAATAATACTCTTTACATCTCTCTATTGGTGCGTCGCTCTTTAGTATTTCTTCAAAGACAACAAAAGGAACTCTTTCTATTTCTCCTACATTATATTGCTGATGCCGTTTAGTTATGTGTGTATCAACTATTCCCATTAGGCATAGAAACACTACGTCCAAAATGCTATCATTAGAATTCCATTTCCACTCAGATCCCTCGAAATTTTGCCAATACTTTCTTATTTCATCCTTTATTAAATTATCAATTTCATTTAGAGAACAGTATCCATCCTCATTATTATATGTATATAGTTTTGCTTTATTGATAACTTCATCAGAAGGACCTTTCATTAAATAATCCAATCTTTCTTGTAAGGAAACTTCAAATAACTCTAATGCTGTTCTGAGAATTTCTTCCGTAAACTTCGTTTTTTTATTAAATTTAAAATATTCCATTTTTAATTCTGAAATAAAATTATTGGGACGCCCTTTTCTGTTTATACTATTTAATAATTCTTTAAACTTTGCTTCATCCGAATTATATTCATGTATTAATGAAATCCAGTTTTGAATTGTATTATCAGACATAACTATTTCTTTTAATGATTCCGACCAAGTATTTTTCTCTAAAGTTATTTTTTTAACTGTGTGTAGATATGCATTTTTTACTTCTTTATGAGTTTCTACTTTTTTAATTAATTTAATTAAAGCATCTGCATAATCTTTTAATTTACTATCTTCTCGAGCCTTTACCTGATGTATAGTTTCATATTCGATGCCAACTTCAGTACTATGTAATATCGAAAAATCTTCTAACCATTCCAATTCTAAAAAATAACTGCTAATTTGTTCTTTTTCATTCTCGTCAAATAAAGAGTTTATTTTCTTCAAAACTGCAAAGATAGCAACTTTTCCTTGATATATATATCCACTCCAACTCGGGGTTGCATCAAATTCTAAATTATTATCAAGCATCTTCACACCTCATTTCACCTTCTATTTTTTAAATAATTATATTTCTGTTGCCCAAAGAGATTTTTTCTATCAGAACAACACCTATAACATTTGATTTAATATAATTGAGAAATAAGGTGCCAAGTAAAAAGCTTTCAGCCTTGGGGATTAGTTTCCATTCATATCTTTTAAACAGATCCCAGACAAAAAACACTTCACCAGAAATTAACTTATTTATTTCTTCATTTGCAATTTCTAACAGCTCATTTGCATTTAGCACTTCTATATCCTCCCAATGAGAACAATCATATAAACAACATTGTTACTACAATTGTATCTCTATGAGTGGGTTTTTACAAGATAATTGTGCATAATATTCTAAATATTGACATCCTTTGATTTACAACATCGAAATCTCAGTTTCCATTACAGACATTTCTTCCTCATTCCACAATTCTTCCATTTCATCTCTTGTAGCTACTGGGAAATCTTTTGGTTCTATTTCACATTGCTGAATTGGTGCTAGATAAGAAATAATATTTTGACATAATTTTTGATTGGGACAGTTCATAATAAATCCACCATAGATGGATTCTACAATCAATCTATCACACATATCAGTCAAAATAACTTTATCAGCAGTATAAGCATTCTTACCAATAAAATTTGCAATGTTTTCTGGGGTCATAATAAACATATAATCGGTATGCTTTTCTTTATTTCCTTTTTCATAAACATAGGCATATCCAAGTTTCTCATCCATCATTGCATGCAATTCTTCCATATTCATCTTTGCATACTCCTTTCATATAAGCTGCCTCAATACCATAGAATTTTATCTAATCTTGCAGTCATCATGTTTCCATATCTATTTTAAATGGCAATCTGCCAACAATAAAACCCTCAGCTTTCTGAGGATTTTAGTCTTAACATATTCTTGTTATTGTGAGAGCAGTAACCTCTTTATATATTCTAGTTACTGCTCCTACTCTTTCTAATCATAATAGTCTACCGTCTGTTCCATGATGATGCCTGATTCAAACTGCATCTCCAATCTCTCACCCTTATTTACTTTAATGGTTTTGATTAACCTTCTTACTAAGTCTTCATCAAACTCTCTTACCTGTGGTCTTACGCTCTTTAGGGTGCTGTCCATTTCCGTTAGTTTCTGTTTGTAATTCTCAGCCTGTTTCTTCTCCCTTACAAGCTTTAATTTTGCCTGTTTAAGCTCATTTATCTGTTCTGATATCCTTTTGTACTCATTATCAAAATCTTCTGCTACAGCTCCTTGTTTTGCGTTTTCTTCGATTAAGGTTAGCATTTCCTTTTGCAGGGATTCAATCTGCTCATCATACTCTGTCGGGATATCTTTTGTGGAGTATCCTCCGATGACTCTAATTACATTTTCTCTGAAAGCTCCTATAAAATCTCCATTGTTTTCTACTACATTATTAATGGCTGTCATAATAGCATTATGTAGTGGTTCTTCTTTTAATGTAGGCGAATGCTTGCAAGATGCCTTTGTACCATTCTTTAGCCTGTTTTCACATCTCCATACTGCACTTTTCTGTCCATATTTTGACCATGTCTGCCTGCGGTATGGATGTCCACATTCAGCACATACTAAAATTTCTGTTAGTGCATATTTGGAGCTAAATTTGCTCTTTTCCTTTTTTAGCTTATTTGCTTTTCTTGTAACTGCAGCTTTATTCAGGCTGGCTCTTCTAGCCTTTTCTTCCTGTACTTTATAAAATAATTCCTTTGGTATGATGGCCTCATGATTATCTTCTATATAATACTGAGGTACAATTCCGTTATTCTTCACTCGTTTCTTTGTTAGGAAGTCTACGGTATAGGTTTTCTGCATCAGGGCATCTCCCATATATTTTTCATTGACTAACATTTTTTCTATTACACCAGGATGCCATGTTTCCTTTCCTGTGACAGTTTTGATTTTATCTGCCTCTAGTGCTTTTATAACCTCTCCTATACTACTTCCTTCTAAATACATTCTAAAAATTCGTCTCACTATCTCTGCTTGTTCAGGTACTATAACCAGTTCACCAGTTTTTTTATCTTTGGTATATCCCATAAATTTTTTATGATTAACCGTGATGATTCCATTTTCATATCTTCTTACGATTCCCCATTTTGTATTTTCACTTAAGTTTCTGCTTTCTTCCTGTGCCTGACTGCTTAAGATAGTAATTAGTAATTCCCCTGTACTTTCTAAGGTATTAACACCTTCTTTTTCAAAAAATATGGCTATATTCTTTTCTTTGAGTTTTCTAATAGTCTGGAGCGAATCTACTGTATTTCTTGCAAATCTGCTGACTGATTTTGTTAGTACCATGTCTATTTTTCCTGCCATACAGTCATCTATCATGGCATTAAAATCATCTCGCTTTTTCATGTTTGTTGCACTTTTCCCATCATCTGCGAAAATCCCAGCAAGTTTCCAATTCGGGTTGCTTTTGATTTTTTCTGTATAGTAGGATATCTGTGCCTCATAGCTGCTTTCCTGTTGTTCTAAGGTGGTACTAACTCTACAGTAGGCTGCTACTCTTAGGGTTTTTAGCTCTACCCTTACATTCCTGTCATATATGGTCTGTGCTGGTATAAATGCTACATTCTTTTTTGCTACTGCTACTGCCATTTCATTCATCCTCTCTTATTTTCTCATGATCTTCCTCCATAGTTATGCCATTGATAAATTCTACTAGGATTCTTCCATCTTTATAAATAACTATTTGCTGTATTATGTTTATAAATATATCTTCATTAAACTCTGTCAGTTTTTCTTTCTCAACCAGTGCTTGTTTCATTTTCTCAGTGTTATAAGCATAATCATCCATTTTAGCGATGCTATAATAAGCCTTTGCCCTTTTAAAGATTAGCTCTGATAATTCCTTTGATGAGAAATGTTCTTCTTCCTCTAGCTCTTTAATTCGTTCTTCCAGCTTTCTAATTTCCAAAGTCATCCTTGGAGGTTCTTTTTTCTTCTCTTTATCTAGCATCCACATTCTTGATAAGATTTTATTGGTTGCTGACATAAAGATAGCTTCTATATCCTTTTCAGTTAAAAATAAGTTTCTGCAGTGTACTCTATTTTGGTAGATGTATCTTTTACATTTCCAATTGCTCTTCTCAGATGATCTGCCAGCATGTTCAATGTATTTACGGTAAACATCACCACATTCTCCACACACTAATTTAATACTAAATAAACTTTGATTTTTCATACTATTTGGCTGTAAGGTTCTTCCTAGTGCTTGTTCCTTTTTCTTTCTTTTATACTGTACAGCTTCAAAACTCTCTTTATCAATTATTAGTGGATAAAAGTCATCTCCTAAGTATTTGATATTTTCAAGTATCTTTCCTACAGAGCCATGATTCCAATTAGGCTTGTTATTAGCATTAAGAACTCCTGTAGCTGTTAGTTCTTTTGCTATGGAATGTAGGGATAATCCATTCTGGTAATCCTTAAATATCTTTTTAATCACTGCTATCTTTTCTTCATCAATTATTACTTTTCCATCTACTATCTTATAGCCAAGTGGCATATGCCTTTGCACCGTCTACCTCACCTCACTTTCCATAATGCTCTGTCAGTTCTAAGTTATTAATTAGCTTGAAGGTAATCTCTTGATTTTCTCCGATAATGATATTTTCCACTGTATGGATAAATAGATTTTCATCATACTTTTCTATAATTTCTGGATTGTACCTTATGATTTCAAGTAACTTCGATGTTCCTGCAATCTCTTTTTCATAGCCATTATCATCTAGGCATTGATTTCTCATTTTCTTAATGGCTTCAAGTTCTACAGTCAGGGCATTTTGTCTTTCTATAAAAATAGCAGAGTCAATATACCCTTTCGATACTACTCTACTTAGGATATGACTCTGCTCTGTTAATTCCATAATTCTATTATTTAGTTTTTCTATTTCTTCTTCCTGCTCACTATCTGTTCTCAAATTCTTTAAAGATTCAAGTAAGGGGTAGAGGATATCTGTATGATTGCTTACAAGCTTATTCCACATGTTCAGAAAGGCATCTTTTATAATATCTTCTCTTACACCTTTCATACTGCATTTACTTATATCCTTTATATGTTGTATACAGCACCATTGTATTTTCTCATAGGGTTTCCCGATATAAATCTTTTGTCTACGAAATGCGCTGCCACATTCCTTACAGATGATTTTACTGCTAAATTCATATCTGTTTTGGTATTTTTCACTATTATCTATTCCCATTTGATTTCTACGAAATTCATAAATCTCTCTGAGCATCTGACCTTCTTCTCTTGTAATAATGGGTTCATGATTATTCTCAATAAAATACTGAGGCAGTTCCCCTTTATTAATTTTTCTTTGAAAGGGTAGTACCTCAGTTGTATATGTCTTTTGTAATAATAAGTCTCCCTCATAGATAGGATTTTGTATGATTTCTTTTATCACACTATCTTGCCATTCTTCTGCTGATCGTATAGTTGGAATATTATCTTCATTTAATTTCCTTGCTATTACATATGAGCCTTTTCCATTTAGATATTCATGAAAAATCCTACGGACAATTTCCGCTTCATCTTCTTTAATAATAAGATTTCCATCTTCATCCTTGGTATATCCATAAGCAGGACTACTAAGTTTGTATGTTCCATCTTGAAACCTCTTTTTAACTCCCCACTTGTTATTGGTAGAGATACTTTCTGCTTCACCTTGTGCTAGAGAACTTAGTATGGTAAGCATCTGCTCACTTTTTTCTGATAGGGTGTTGATATGCTCCTTTTCAAAATATACTCCAATTCCAAGTGCTTTTAGCTTTCTGATTGCCTCAATACTATCTACCGTATTTCTGGCAAACCTTGTAACGGACTTAGTGATGATCATATCTATTTTACCATCGTCACATTCCTTCATCATTCGTAAAAATTCATCACGTCTTTTTACTTGTGTTCCACTTCTAGCTTCATCAGCGAAGATTCCTGTGTATTCCCAGTCATCTCTTTTTCCGATGAAAGCCTTATAATATTCTACTTGTGCTGAAAAGGAATTCTGTTGTTCCATTGAATCGGTACTAACTCTGCAGTAGGCACAAACTCTTTTTTTAGGTTGTAATTCTAAGATAACTCTTTGCTTTACAGGCTCTATTTTTCTTACTTTCTTTGCCATGGTTTTCCTCCTTTCTTTTAGAACTTTAGTTCCTGTTAGCAACACACATTACCACAAGAATTCATATATAGCTAGTGTTATTACACATATACTTTTGCAAATTGTGGAGAAAAAGTCTGACGGTTTAATTCATCAATTTCTGCATATTCTTCATCCGTTATGATTCCCCTGCAAAGTAGTATCTTCAGCAGTTTTAAAGCCATTTTATATTCTACTTCTTTTACTGATTGCTCCTTTGTCATCGTCATCCCTCCACTTCTTATAGATTTTCTATTTTCTTATGTATATATTTTTCAACTTCTTAATATCACAAAAATAGGGACCGCCATTTTAAATAAAAAACTTATTAATAGACTCTCGTCTATTTTAAGCGATCCCCATTGCTTCTAATATTAAGATTTTGTGTTGTACTTAGACACTACTTTCCCCAACACACAAAGCCTTGCAATCAAGACTTATAGGGCGATTACATAAACTGCAATTGGTTGTAACTGCTTTTAACAGTTATTGCATCATAGGACTCTCACCTCCACCGGGATCTCCGCTGGCTGCCCCCATTGCGATGTCTGTGGCTGGGCAGAAGTATCATTATAGGCTGATGAGGTTAT